GAATCTTTAATAACTTCATCCCAACCTTCAGGCGCCTTAAAATCAGGCCACATAGATTTGACAAGATGCGGTTTTACTTCGTGTTTACGAAAGATACCCCAAACCTTGCCGTAAGGTCCTGAATCAAAAGCCATCTCAGCAGGATTAACAGATACGCACTCGAATAAATTTTCCTCGCCAACAGGAAGCTCGTTAATTAGCATACACCCTGTACCGAAGCCCAAATCCATTAACATCTCATGAATAGCTTGAGCAAAATTACTCCGATGAATAGACGCAAAACATACCGCTGTAGCAGCATCAGCTTGCGCTCTAAATTCATTAAGCTTTTTCTCATCCCCCGACATAAGAGTTTTAAGTGTATTACCCGGAACAAATTCAGCCCAATCTTGAAAAGAAGGAAATAGAGCCGATTGAATACGATTAGCAAATCTATTAAGAGATGTCATAAGAGTACTATCGAAAACCTGATTGCCGTGTGTCTCACCAGGTGAACGAGTACCCTTAAATTGATTTCGGCTTGGGGCAGCTAAAGCATAAGCATCATCTAAAACTTCCCTAAAAGCCTCCGTTTCGCTCCAAGCTATACCTATACGAGTAGTAAGGTCTTTAACAGCCATCCTAGCCATAATTAAGCGTTCCCCATATTATCAGGCTCATGGCCAAGTAAAGAACCCGAAAGAGTCTGAGGTTTACCCCCAGCAGCAAGCCGCGCCCTTTTAGCAGAAAGCTTAATACGCTCCTCTTCAGCTAAGCGCTCATCGTTTTTCTTTTCTTGACGCGCCGCTCTAGCCGCTTGTTCGCGCTGAAGACGTTTTTGCTCTGAACTAGGGCCACCGCCCCCAAAAATGCTACCCATTTTAATCTCCCTTATTTCGGTTCAAACATCGACCGTTTTGTTGCTTGCCTCAGTTTACCATGAGCATTAGTCATCAACTTATGAGCCGTAGTAGTTTTATGCCTACCAGCCTGATGCTGCATTAAACGAATAGCCGGATTAGTGTGTTTACTAAAAGGTTTGTCTGAATCAAATAAAATAGAAGGAATTAACATTTAATTTCCTTTACATAGCCCGAACCTGCCGACTCAAAACCTAAACGTTCCAAAAGCAAATGGAACCCACGAGTTACCCTATCGTTAATACGAGATATAGAACCGCCAAAAATATACTTAACGCCCTGTTCTTTTAAACAATCAATAGTAGACCGTAAAAGTAAACGAGAACTATAATAGTCTCTATATTCAGGTGACATATAAAACATATGCATATTCGCTATAGTCTCTTCCATCCAACCCGACTCTGTATGTGATACACAAAATCCTACTATTCGGCCATCAACTATATACACTAAAAAGTGAATAAAATCAGAAGATGAACTAAACACTAAAGTCTGATAAGCATTTTCTCTGCTAAAAGTATAATCATAACCCGACTCACTAGAATAACGCTCTATAAGACAAAGCATGTCTTGGACAAAACTTGGATATTCAATTAAATGGGATTTATTCAGTTTTAATACTATCCCTTTATCACGCATTATACGTATCCGAAAGATGTTTGTAAAGAACTTTATTTAAAAACATTAAATTTTGTGCTAGGTTTATAATTAGTCTTACGGTCATGATTAGAATTTCGGCCCCTTAAAGAGTTACCTTCGCCTGAACCTAGCAATAAATATCCTAATGCATCGCATACGTGAGAATATTGATTCTTATCGGGTACTTCTCTAAAACGCTCAGAAGCACTAGAACCTTGTATACGCTTGTAACTCCACGCGCCCTGAAGCCCTTTAATTAGATTCTTACATCGAGGGTGTATAATCAAAGCGGGTTGGCCATCTACCATACGCCCCATAGGGGCTTTAATAGCCTCGATACGTAATCTAGGGTCATTTGACGGAGCCTCACGGACAGGAAGCCCCATTTCCTGTAAATGGTCAAAAACGGTAACAGCAAATATAGCATCGCGTTGACGCCCAGCAGGGTCACCCCAAAACGAAAACACCTTATTGTCAGCTTCTGGAAACCTATGAGCGAGTATCTGTGACATTTGAGCAGAAAAATCAGCCAAACCTACGCCCTCGCCATCGGGATTAACTTCATCGTGTATTAAATAAGGACCCCTGGGATGCCTTTGAGCTATAACGGCAGCAGAATTGAGCGTACCACCACCAATATCAAATCCGCCGATTATAGGCACATCGCGCATTATTTGCACATTATCACTGACATGTACGTCCCTATTAAACTCCGGAATAACGGGTTTACCATCAAATATAGGCCCAAAATCGCCCTGATAGTAGCCCCTAATCCAATCGCGGTCTTTACCAGATACACGGAATAAATAATACCCGCCCCGACAAAACGGGTCTTCAGTACCTGGCGCCATAGGTAAATTATCAAGATTCTCAGCCTCTGGATTCGCTACCCATATACGACCACCAGCGCGTACAATTTTATCCTCTGAATCAGTAGTTAATTCGGGCATACGGGGGTCAATAGACTTAAAATACTTAGTGGGAGGGTCATCGTCCGTTTCTTGCTCGGTACACTCAAATACGCCTGGGGGTTGCTTATATATCTCATAATTCTCAGGCGGGTCAGTATAAAACTCGTATATCCAATGGTCCTCGTCAGGGGGGTTAGTATCACCAATAACGCCAAACCATGTGGGCATTATGCCGTTTTTAGCCATTGACGGATACCGCCCTACGCGGTCAGTAGCCGCTTTAACAACCGCACGGGGGATTTCCCGAATTTCGTTAAACCAAATAAGTGTACCCTCGTAGGACAATAGCGCCCGAACGTTATCAGGCTTATCCATAGCGAAAAAGTCCACAAGCAAATCCAAACCGGGTTCGCCCGTAGAAGGATTTCCGGGAATCACAATGCGGTGAGAAACCGGAGCAGAGCGTCTCATTGGCCCACATTGGTCTTCCCGGAAAATACTAAGCCACGTTTCGATAGTAGTACGCCACAGCTCAGGCATAGTATTACGCACTATAGCTGCCTTAAAATAACGCACATTATCGATAGGGCTGGGTTCCTGCTCCAAAGCTCTACGCATAATCTCAGCGCATAAAGCGGTAGTTTTCCCAGAACCTACGGGGCCAATAATAAGCCTAACAAACTCATCGCTATGAAGCATATTAGATATAACTTGAGACTTAGCAAAGTCTAAATCGAGTATAAGTCCTTGAGCCATTATTGAACCCCTGGACGAATACCGCCCCTTAAACTATCAAGTTGCGACTTCGACATAGTGCCGTTACCCGAATCTCCCGATAAAGAACCGTGACGCCCTGTATCTGCTTTCATAACCTCAGCTACCCACGGAACAACAGCAGGACCTAAATTCTGATTATCGAGGTCATCAGGATACATTGCTACCAATTCGAAATGCTTCTTCTCCAACCAGCGAGCCTGGTGTGGTGGCAACGTAAGAGTAATACGCACATCCACCATACCAGACTCTAGAGGATGGAACTCTGGTCCTTGTCGGGTATATTCCGGCCCCATAATATCCGATACATCTTCATCGGGATTAAGCAAATCTCTCTTAGGGTCAACCATAATACCGCGTAATTCACGCACATATTTGACATAACCCGGCCCAAAGCCCTTTATAGAGCCAAATTCATGCGGTTTTAGACCGTCCAGAACCCATTCTTGGTCAATACCCAGCTCAATCAGCTTTTCCTTCTGTTGAACCGTCATCTGATACTTCCCCACCGCTACTAATTTCGCCATTTTCTGCTCCATTCTGCTCTGGTAACGCGGTAGTCAGCGAAAAGCCCACCATCTTGGGCGCCCCGGAATCTACACGTTTTAGAGCTGTATTCTTAACATCCGTATAATCGCCTATTATATTCATGACTTTAGTCTTATCGTGCATAACAATACGTAAACATTCAGTAAATTCAGCCCTACGGCCTGGTACGCTAGTACGAACAACATCCATTTGCTTAATAGCCGAAGTAATTCTACGAGGCAGAGTCTTTATATTCTTAACGACCAAAGAGCCGGAATCCGTTTGGTCAAATAAATCGACTATATTGCCTTCCATAATGTTAGCACTCTCTTCAAGCAACGTTTCCTGCATGGATTGACGCCGTTTAGACGTCATTTGAAGGCGCTTTTCGATTTTATTAACAAAAGCAGGTTTAGTGAACCAAATAGATACATCCTTCTGCTCAACACCCGCCATACGCATAGCAACATCACGGTCAAAGCCGGAATCGCCAAAATATGAGTCTAAAAACGCCTCTTGGGCCATACGGGATGACTCATATACTATAATCTGATAATCGGCATCGACTGTTATATCTTCGCTCATAGCTACTCCCACGGCTCAGGGTCATCTTCGATAACTACGCAAATGCCCGGCTCTTCGTCTACTCTAGCATACCGCTTACGGACACGCAAATCGGTAACTTGCTTATCGTCCTCATACAACACGCCGTTAAACACATCCATTATAAGCTTACACAGGTTATCAACGTCAGGACGCACCGCGTGAGGCTTGGACTTCTTGCCCAAAGATTTAGGCCGTTTAAGCACATAGCCTAATTGTAGCTTAACCGGACCGTGAAAGTGAAGATTTTGGCGGTATTCGGAGGGAAGCAGCTCTAATATAATCTTCTTGTCATCAGCGCTGGGGTCCCAGAACGAGACGTAGGGGTGTTTGGTCTTACCGCGACCAATAACACGGGCTTTAGCTCGTTTTTGGGGTGTGGGGACTAGATTTAGTCTAAATTGTAGCTTGCTCAACACCTGCTCCGTGTCTTATAGCCCTATAACCAATAACTTTAAGCCCATTATTTTGGCTTTGCTACGCTACATCGACCAACCTTTTGGGTTGGATTCGCTACGCTACGCCAAAACCTAAAGTTCATAAGGCCCTTATAGTATATATCGAAAACATAAGAATCTTATAGGAATTTCTAAGCCCGAACCAAAAGTGAGGGTTTAGAATGTATATCTATAAGCATCTTTAATTATCTCCTATCGCCCTATAAGAGTAATTATACACCCATCGACAAAACTTGTCAAGTACTTTTTTCATATTTATATTGGTTTCTAATAGACTATATATCTGTTCTAACAGCTAACGGCATAAATGAGCTGTAAGGGCCTATACCGAAAAAGCCGTATCTACTATAGGGTACAAAAATATATATTAGCACACGATTGCCTGGGGGGTCTAACAGCTCTATATATAGAAGGGAGGGAGGCTAATAGTCTAAATCTGACTAGGGGGGAAAAAAGGATTCTATGGGCGAACTGAGATATGTGGGCTGTGGGTTATTGGTTAGTTAGATTAGTCATCGTCAAGAGCTTATAGCTCTGTCAGCCCTACGTGTACGCACAGGCGGGTGTTTTATGTGTAGCCCACACGTCATATCGGGCCTGAAGTCATTCCCCCCC